GTCCATTCAAGGAGGCTGGGGACCTGGTGACTTGATCATTGTATTCGGTAACCCAGGTGGAGGTAAGTCTTGGACGATGGTAGCAGCTGCAGCTCATGCTGTAAAATTAGGCTTCAAAGTAAACTATTATACTCTAGAGTTAGGTGAAGATTATGTAGGTAAGCGATTTGATTGCTACTTTACAGGGTATTCTATCGATGAAGTAAACAAGCATAGAAAAGAAGTAGAGACTCATATTAATAACCTTAAAGGTAGATTGATAGTAAAAGAGTATGCTCCTAAAGCAGCGACAGTAAATAACATTAAGAGCCACGTTCAGAAGTGTATTGATATGGGACATAAGCCAGACTTAATCGTTATTGACTATGTAGACTACCTTAAAGCACCTTCAAGAGGTAAATTCTCAGAGCGTAAAGACGAGATCGATGATGTATTTATTGCTACTAAGAGTTTAGCTAAGGAGTTAAAAATACCAGTACTAACACCTTCACAGGTTAACCGTATGGGTGCTAAAGACTCGGTTATTGAAGGAGATAAAGCAGCTGGTTCTTATGATAAGATGATGGTAGCAGATATTTGTCTTTCGTTATCAAGACAGAAAGAAGACAAGGTATTAGGTACAGGGCGCTTGCACGTTATGAAGAATAGATATGGCCAGGACGGTATGACGTACAATGTAAAAATGGATACAAATAATGGACATATTGAGATTGAAGGTAAAGCAAGTATAGATGACGATAGTAGTAGTCCACAAGGTACTCACTTTGAAATTGCTAAGAAATTTTTCGAGCAAAATCAATAACAACTAGTAGTAGAAGCTATTTATTTCTACATCCCCGAAAGCAAAATAATGCTTAGAACCTCGGGGATTTTATTATTTAACACATTAAAAATATACTATGGGACTAAGAGATGAAAGAGTTGTTTATAAGCCGTTTGAATACCCTAAAGCGTATGATTACTGGTTAAAGCAACAACAAGCGCATTGGCTACACACAGAAGTACCAATGGCACAAGATGTTACAGATTGGAAATCTAATCTAAAAGATCATGAGAAGAATGTAGTCGGTGGTATATTGAAAGGATTTGCTCAAACAGAGACAGTAGTAAACGATTACTGGACAGGTTTAGTAACTAGCTGGTTTAGAAAGCCAGAAATTATTATGATGGGGACTACCTTCGGATCTTTTGAAACGATACATGCTGAAGCGTATTCATTACTTAATGAGCAATTAGGTTTGGATAACTTTGCAGAGTTCTTAGAAGACGAAGCTACTAAAGCAAAGATTGAGTCTTTAATGGACGTAAGAGATAGTCACGACGGAACTCCTGATTGGCATGAACGAGCTAAATCATTAGCTATATTTTCAGCATTTACTGAAGGAGTTAATTTATTTTCTTCTTTTGCAGTACTTTTATCGTTTAAGATGAGAAATAAACTTAAAGGTATTGGACAGATTGTTGAATGGTCTGTACGAGATGAATCTCTTCACTCAGAAGCAGGTTGCTGGTTATTTAGACAATTACTTTCAGAGTATCCAGAAATTAAAACAGATAAGTTACAAGAAGAAATCGAAACAGCAGCTAAGTTAGCTCTTAAGCTAGAATTCGATTTTATTGATAAGGTTTTTGAATTAGGAGACTTAGAGAATTTATCTAAGGAAGATCTTAAGAACTTTATCAAGCATAGGGTTAATACTAAAATGGGAGATCTAGGATTAAAACCTTTGATCCCTTCTGATCAGATTGATGCAGGAGCATTAAAGACTATGAAGTGGTTTGATGCAGTCATTGCAGGTAAACAACATACAGACTTTTTTGCAAACAGAGTAACAAATTACTCTAAAGGTCATATGGATTGGTCAAAAGCATTTTAATAAAATTTAATTAGATTATATAATGGCACTACAAGTAGATACTTCCGCCTGGGAAGCAGGAAAAGATTATCCTGAATGGATGAATGAAATTTCTTTATCAACAATCTCTAAAGGATACCTCTTACCGGGAGAGACTCCTCGAAAAGCATATAAGAGAGTATCAGATACAGTCGCAGCACGACTAGATCGACCAGATTTAGCTGCAAAGTTCTTTAAGTATATGTGGAAAGGTTGGTTGAACCTAGCTTCTCCGGTATTATCTAACACAGGTACAGATAAAGGCTTACCTATTTCTTGTTTTGGTATTGATACTCCGGACTCTATTAGAGGTATTGGATTAACAAATGCTGAATTAATGAGATTAACTTCATTAGGTGGCGGTGTTGGTATTGGTCTTTCTAAAATTAGAGGAAGAGGATCTAAGATTGGTAATGGAGATCTAGGACAGTCAGAAGGAGTTATTCCTTGGGCTAAGATTTACGACTCTACTATTATTGCAACTAACCAAGGAGCAGTTCGTAGAGGAGCAGCTTCCGTAAACCTAGATATTAACCATCCAGATATTAAGGAATTTTTACAGATTAGACGTCCTAAGGGAGATCCTAATAGACAGTGTCTAAACCTACATCAATGCGTTGTAGTGGATGATAGCTTTATGCAAAAGATCGAGCGTAGAGACCCTGAGGCAATGGAAGTCTGGGTAGAAATACTAAAGGCTAGAGTTGAGACAGGAGAGCCTTATATTATGTTTAAAGATAATGTAAATAACGCTAACCCTCTTGCGTATACTAAGAATAACTTAGAAGTGACTATGACGAATATCTGTTCGGAAATCACTTTACATACTGACGAAGAACATAGCTTTATTTGCTGCTTAAGCTCAGTTAATTTAGCGAAGTGGGATGAATGGAAGAATACAGACTTAGTTGAGACTGCAATTTACTTCTTAGACGGAGTAATGGAAGAATTCTTAGTTAAGACTAATGGGAAAGAGTCTTTAATTAGAGCTCATCGTTCTGCTAAAAAAGGTAGAGCTATTGGTTTAGGTGTATTAGGATGGCATACATTGTTACAAGAAAAGAAGATTCCTTTTATTAGTATTGCAGCAAATAGCTTAACACATCAAATCTTCTCTCAAATTAAATCACAAGCAGAAGCTGCTTCTAGAAAGTTAGCAGATGAGTACGGAGAACCAGTTTGGTGTAAAGGTACAGGTATGAGAAATACCCACTTACTAGCAATTGCTCCAACAGTTTCTAACTCAACTATCTCAGGAGGTGTATCAGCAGGTATCGAACCATTACCGGCAAACATTTATACATTTAATTCAGGGAAGGGAACTTTTATTCGTAAAAATCCTGAACTAGAAAACTATTTATTAGAAAGAGGTCACAATACAGACGAAGTATGGGATCAGATTATGAAAGATAGAGGTTCTATTGCAAATCTACCAGAAGATGTTATGCCTACAGAAGATAAACCAATCTTCCTAACATTTGCTGAGATTAACCAACTACAGTTAGTAGAACAAGCAGCAATACGTCAACAGTATATTGATCAGACTCAGTCTCTAAATTTAGCTTTCGATCCAACAGATAGTCCTAAATTTATCAATTTAGTTCACCAGACGGCTTGGAAGTTAGGAATAAAAACCTTATATTATTTAAGAACAGATTCTGTAATTAATGGAGATATTGGTAGTAGAACAGCAGAAGACTGTGTAGCTTGCGACGGATAAAAAGAAAAAATAAACTATATGGAAAGAGTATACGTAGGAAACGAACATGGATTGGAGATGTTTACTATCTCACAATTCCTAACTAACGAAGAATGCGATCATATTGTTAGGTTAACAGAAAATGGAAGCGTTCGATCAAGCGTTGCCGGACAAGGAGCACAGTCTGTAAAGTATGACGAAGGTCGTACTAGCTCTACATCAATATTATCTGATTTAGACCCAATTGTCAGCAATGTCAATCAGAAGATGTACATAGAACTAGGAATAGAAGCTCCTTATTCAGAACCTACACAAGGGCAGATCTACGAAGTAGGTCAAGAATTTAGACATCACCAGGATGCTTTTGGTAAAGAAGCATACCCTAACCATTGTTTATCTAGCGGCCAAAGAACTTGGACGTTTATGATATACCTTAATGAAGTAGAAGAAGGAGGTGAAACAGATTTCCCTACTATTGGTAAGACTTTTACACCACAAAAAGGAATGGCGGTAGTTTGGAAGAATTCAAACGGTACAGGTACAGAAAACCCAGCTGCCTTACATGCAGGATTACCTGTCAGAAAAGGTAGAAAGGTTATTATTACAAAGTGGTTTAGAGAAAATGTATTTAATAGCGCAGAAGATGCTAGACTGGCAAAAGAGTATTTACAAATGACACAACCACCGCCTCCACCTGAAAAAGTATTTTCTAAGAACGAAGACCTACCAAGATTATCTGAATTAGGATTCAAAGTTGTTAAAGTACCTCAAAAAACTTTCCAACTAATCACAGAAGCTTACAACTTACTAAAACCTAATGTTAGACCTGAGTTTTGGAACGGTATTACAGACTTTATCCATGATGACCAGGGAAATGCTCCAGTAGAAATGTTTCCAATGGATTCTTTTACTCGAATAAGAGAAATAATTGCAGAAGAACTACAACCTATACATGAAGAATTTATAGGCAATAAAGAACGCTTAGTTCCAAAGTGGATTTACGGAATTAGATCTTATAAAAGAGGAGCTATACTAGAACCACATACAGATACTTTAGTAACTCACCATATATCTTCTATTGTGATAGTAGACAAGCAAGTAGATAGAGACTGGCCTTTAGATATTCAAGACCACTTAGGAAGATGGCATAAAGTTTATGCAGAACCTGGAGAAATGATTCTATATGAATCTGCTACCAATAAGCATGGACGTATCGAACCTTTTGAAGGAGAATTCTTTAGAAACTTCTTTTTACATTATACATTTGCAGATTATAAATTTGTACCTCAATAAATGGACTATATTGTTGTCGGAACTAGTAGATGTGAGTATCAAGCATGGCAGCTAAAACTATTACACTGGTCTTTAAAGAAAGTAAATCAAAAAGGTAAATTAGTCGTTCTACTCTCTGGAGATTATGGACATAGACATGAAAACCCGGATTTTAGCTTTTTATCTGATTCAATAGTAATAGACCAGCCAGACTATGCACACAATTGGCAAACAGCTAACGATGACTGGTGGGGCGGTATCCCTAATAAGTACAAATCTGTAGAATGGTTATGTGAAAATAACTACTTTCAGGATGGAGATAAACTTTTATTTTTAGATCCTGATATGGTGTTTACCAAAGCAGTAGATTTTAATCTAGAAGATGACCATATAATTGGTCAAAAGTTTATACATTTTGTACCTCTTACAGGATGGGAAGATCGAGAACAAGATCCTTCGAATAGTAAAGGTATAATGTACCCTTTCGCTCTAAAATTTAAAACCTTAAAAAAGTTTTATAAGAAATATACAGAGTACTGTGAGCAGATTCGAAAAAAAGAAGGAAGATGGGAAGCAGAAATGTGGGGATTAGATTATGCAATAAAAGATTCTAATATAAAAGTCGACTTAGTTGAGGATATTGGTACTTGTACTGCATGGAATGATTCCGGTAGAACTATAATAGGGAACATATTACATTACCCAAATGTAATTTCAGATAAAGAAGGTAATAAGATGTTTTTTAAACAAGACCATACCTTCGATCAAACACAAAAATACGATTTATCAAATATAATAAGCGAAGCAAGTAATAAGATGGTTACAAGTGTTGATCAGTTTAGAACAGATTACTTATACTATACGAAGTGGGACTTCTCTAGTATATTTAAGTTTTATGACGGAAGCAAAGGCTACATTTTATTTAGACCTTGGCCCGGTGGATTCAATAATATAAGAATGTCTCTGGAATTAGCAGTATGTTTAGCATACTTAACTAATCGAAAACTAGTACTAACACCGGAGTATAGAATGTACCTATTAGAAGGAAACTCTAGTATGGAGTCTTTCTTTGATACCTCAGACTTAGGGGTAATATCTATACCATTTAGTAAATTCTGTGATGAAAAAGGATTAGAACATACTTACGACAGTGTAAAGAGTATTTGTAAAGTACTAGATTACGATGCAGTTAAGCATGTTATGAATTTTGAAAAAATAGATGTTCCGGTTAAGTTTCATAAGTACCGACCAGTTTTAAAAAGCGAAGAATATTTTACAGAAGAAGAATACTTATTCCTTGAATCGAATTTACTAGGCGTAACTCACCAGACATTATATACAAGCTTAGACGTAGAGATTAAAAAACTTATAGCTAAACATGTTAGATATCGTACAGATATTTTTGACTTAGCTTGGCAGTTTATTAATAAATTAGGAGATAAAGATTACTACTCTATCCATATTCGTAGAAACGACTTTCAGTACAAAGAATTATTTATTAGCTGCGAACAGATATTAGAAAATATAAAAGATATTATACCGCAAGGAAGTAGGTTGTATATTGCAACAGATCATAGAGATAGAGAATTTTTTAAACCTCTCATGGATGTTTATACAGTCTATTTTTATGATGATATAAAAAATCAG